AGACCCATCTAGTTGTACATACTTCTTATCTCCACTAACTATTATTTTACCATAAGCAGTAGAAGCTGTTTTCTTTGTATCATCAACTTGTGTTACTTTAACAAATTGTTGCACTAAATCATTAGATAAAGTCATAATTTATCACCTCCATAATTTTGTAGTAAATACTGCTTTCTCTGTAACCTGACATCCAGGTTTACAATCTATTTGTTGATTAACAACTTTTGCTTTTATGTTCTTTAATCCTGCTTTTGTATAATTTAATCTTACACAATCACCTAATCTTACTGGACAGTATCCGTGTGTATAAGTTATTGTGTATTCTATTGATGATTGTTCTTTTAATATCTTTTCAGCATACTCTTGTAACATCTTTTCTGTAGGACTTCCTAAACTAGATGGATTTATTTCTCTATAAACTATTTCTCTACCCCTATTAATTGTTGAAGTAGGACTATTTGGATCATCATTTACTGCTCTAGCATGAAAGTAATCTCTACCACTAGAGTAAACTATTTCTACAACATTTGGAACTCCATATAGATCATGCTCCATATCTAAATCTGGTAATAGTATTGAACTATTATCGTCGTTGTATGTCCATACTGGTTGTAAAGATGCTGTTTCTTGTTCTGGAGCAAATAAAATACGTCCTATTTCATCTAATTCAAATTTATAATTAGCATTAGCCATCAAATCAGTTAAAAATGATAACCAAGTTTCGCTAGTATCTGCCACAAAATCTGAATTAAGAGTATCAGAGCTCTCAGCTTTTACAACTGGAGCCCTAACATTATCTCTTGTAACTTTATATACATTTTCCATAATATTATCATCTTCTAAAAGTGAATAACCAATAGGTGGTTGATTCTCTTTTAATTCCATTAATGGTGTATATGCATCCATACTAGTACTACGTGTCTTACCATTAAAACTAGATGATGGTGTTTGTACTAAAAATGTACCTAAAGGAACCTTTTCTTTGTAATCATTTTGAATTGCTATCAAATAGATTCTTATATAGCATTCTCCTAATTCATTTACAACATCTATTGATGCTGATCCCAAAGTTTCTGCAGTACTATCTCTATCTATTTTGCTTGATTTTACTGTATCTAATTTCTGAACATCACCCCAAGTATTAGGATCTACTATATAATATTCAAATGATTGTTGCATTGATTGTGTCCAATCTATCATATTAAGCTCCTCCTTCTACTCTTGTTATTGCAAATGTTATTGGTATGACTAATGAATCATGTTTCTGATTATATGATACTTTAACATGCGCCCAATAACCAGATCCAGATGGTTCTCTAACGTATACAATACCTGCCCAGATAGACAACCTACGTATAGCATAAAGAGTATCTGTATCTTTCTTTGGAACATCTACATTCCAAGTTGATGTTTCTCCTAATTGAGTACCATAATAAGCAACTGGATGTTTTCTGCCAATATACTCAACTAATTCAGAATCAACATTATGTGAATCTGAGACATCTATATTATATGGTAATGTTAACATAGAACCAGACCATTTAGGTCTTTCTATATCATACTCATCTGCAGCATCAAATACTGACCAATCTTCATTCCATTGAATAATTATAGCTGTTCCACCAACTTCAACTGAAGGTAAATCATAAAAACTTATTGCTCCTGTTGAAATTGTCTTACCAACTATTCTATATCTAGCATAATCTAAAGATGGATGAGGATCTGATATAGTAACACTATTAGTATTAGGAATATTAATACCTAATTCAGTAAATGTACCATCAAACTCTCTTCTATAAATAGATAAAGTTAAGTCATCTACTAAAGCTCCATCGTCATCTAAACTATATGGTGTTATAGTTGATGTCATTGTATCCTTATCTATTGTTATTTCAGCATCTAATTTATATGCTATATCATCCCAATCAGCTGTAAAATTATGTGATACTTCTGTAGATAATCCAGTATTCATAGTTACAGAACATGATATAGTATACTCTATATCAGCTTCTATATCAATATTTTCTGCTGACATTTCAACTATTAAAGTATTATTAGTATCAAAGTGTTTAGAATATACAGCATCTCCTTTATTAACTATTTTTCTACTACCTGTATCATCTATTGTTTCATAGTATTCATTAGCCGTTATATTTAATTCATATCCTATTGGATATTGTGTCTTAGGGCCAGGTAAAGCTCTAATATAGAATGGAAATGACTTTAATATATCTATTATTGAACCTGTTCCATCAGGATCAGATGTCATTGATAACGCTAAAGTAGGTCTAGCATAAACATCAATTGATCTTTGTATAGACCAATCACCATATACTTTTGTTATACCAGCTGTCCTAACTTGCCATTTGATATTAGTTCCTTCTTTGTATTTTGAAGTGTCTATTGTATAAACACTTGTCTTATCTTTTTCATCTTCATCAGTTGAATTTTTAATTGTTATATCCGGTATCTGCTGAACATCATCTATAAACAATCTTAATTCGGCATATGTCTGACTTGAACTATCTTCTGAATTATGTACCCAATAAAGATTTAATTCTTCTCCAACTATAGCAGTTGTAGTTGAAGACCAAGTTGTTGGGGCAATAGGTGTAGTACCTAGCACACAAGACTTAATCTCAGACCAATCTGATTCACCGTTATCATTTACTGCTCTAACTCTAAAGAAATATTCATGACCCAATTCTAATCCTGTTACTTCATACTTATTATACTTAATATCTGTTTTAGTATCAACATCTGTAGTATCAAAGTAATTTTTATTTGTAGTATATTCTATATCATAAGTATCAGCATTAGACACTGCTGGCCATTCTAAGTAAGCAGTGATTTCGCTATTACTATAAGAATTTGCTCGGCAAGTTGTAATTTCTGTTGGAGATGATGGTTTGGTACCAGCATTGCTTGAAAAATCAGACCAACCTGATACTTTACCATTCTTTTTACCACGAGCACGAACTTTATATTCTGCTCCAGCATCTACTGTTGTACTATATACTACATATTCCGTATCTTTATTAATTTTTGCTTCAAATGTACCAAGACTAGATGAATTATTCTTAACAATTTCAAACTCAACATAGTCTGAATTTATTTCGTCAGCTTTAATATTTTCTATATAAGCTTTTAATGTATAATCTTTTATTTCAAGTGATGGTGTACTTGGTGGATAAGGTGGATTATTTGAGAAGTCATAAGATTTCTCAGCAGACCAAGGTTTATCATCGAAGTAATTTACAGTATTATTATCGCTATCGGTGTAAGTATCAGAGTTAGCTAATACACTTACTTTAACTTTGGTAGCTCTAGTTGGTGCACTATAAGTGTCATTACAATATACACTATCTGCACTTGTTGTAGAGTTTTCTTGACCAACATACCATCTATTATCGGCCCAGTATGACCATCTTACTGTATAATTCTTTATTCCAGTCCTACTATAGTGCCAAGCTACATACATAGCTCTACCTGTTGTATCTTCTGATTGAAGACCAAAAGCGTCTATAGTAGGTACTCCATAATTAACAGTAGTAGAGGAAGTAGTTGTTGAACTTGAATCATCAGTACCAGATAGTTTTAATACTTGATTTACATAAATTAAGTTTCTATTCTTGATACCGTTTAAAGATACCAAAGTATCAATTTTGGCATTAATAGTGCTACCAGATATACTAGCAGCAATATTTGAGCCACATCCACCACTACAAATTTTCCAAAGAGAATCTCCTCTTTTTACTGTATATGTTGCTAATGCCAAATCTATTTCCTCCTCTCTACTCTTGCGGCTCTAACTAATGATTTAACAGCATCAGATACTTCTGAACCATCATCATATGTTACTCCGTTTACATTATATGTGTCTCCACCAGTATTTCCTAGATCATTTCTAAGTTTATTAATAGCAGAAACAACATCACTATTATCATTTTGATTTTTAGTTCCAATCGTTGAACTTATGGCTCCAATATTAGATAATACTCCAACTGAAGGACTATTTAACATAGATCCTATAGCTCCAACTCCTGATTCAACCTCGCTTAAATCTAAAACAGGT